ACGTTCTTCATCTATTACGATTCTTTCTAGTTCATCATGTATTGCTTGTAATACAAAATCAGGCTTTATCTTGTCAGAGTTTTCTCGACAATGTTTGCATACATCACCAAATGTTCCACAAGGTTCACCGCCATGATATAAATTAACATGATTGTCATAACCTAAATGTTTTGGTGAAGTAAATCCTGTCCAAATAACAACTGCTGGTATTCCTAAGGCTGCTGCTGCATGGTGTAATCCACCATCTGTTCCCACAAATAATGTAGCTTTGTTAAGTATTGCTAATGCTTGTCTAAATGTAGTTGTTTCAATCCATTTAGTATATTTCTTAACTCTTGCATCACCTATTTGTACCCATGGTAAGTCATTTTTAAGCAGTTCTTCCCATTGATGCCATGCTTTATTAACTGTGTGCTTATAAACAGTTTTAACGTTAGGTTCTACAAGAATAAATGGTTCAGATATTTGTTCATCTGCCCATGTTTTTTCTGCATCAGATAAATATATTTCACCTGGTCTAGGTTTAAAATCATCGTTAAATATTATCTTACGATTAGGTGTTTGCCCTTTAATATAAGGTCGATGTCCAGGATAATCTTTTACCCATTCTATTTCTTCTTTATCATCTGTTGCCATTCTAGGATTATTGGCAAATACGTTAGGATCAAGATAAGCTCTACTTCCATCACCTAGAGCTACCTTTTTCCCTGTTTTTTCATTGACTTCTTTAACAGTAGCAGAAGCCATGATCCAATCACCTAGACCCATCCGTTTACCTGTTGAATAACTTGTAACCATGGACGATGGTCTTGATAAATTAATTGCATACTACGATACCAAGGCATACTCTTTTGAGCATATCTCCATTGATGCCATTTAGGCACTAAACAGATTGTTCTTACACCTAATGCTGCTGCACAGTGTTGAGCTGTTGTATTAACACCTACAACTGCATCTAACTCTGCTATTAATGCTGCAGTGTCATCATAATCTTTTGATTGTGTAGCAAATGGAAAGTATTTAACACCTTCTATTTGTTTATCTACTTTGTAATCTAATGATACTAGAACAATGTCATCTCTTTTTAGTAATGGTTGTAAATCTTCTTGTGTTAGCTTACGACCGGCTTCATTAGTATGTTTAATACCGCCTTGTGTTGTGATACCAATAACTTTTTTACCCCAAGAATCAAACAATGCTCTCCACATTTTTCTACGCTCTGGATCAGCAACTAAGTAAGATGTGCCTGGAAAGTCTTTGTTATCGTGTCTAAAGAACTCTGGTAATCCACCTAAAGCACAACGATGATGAAATAACTTATCTGCTATCCATTTAGGATGTTCTTCTCGTCTTGTGCCATGCACTTCTGCATTTGGAAAGCTACGTTTAAATAAACCTTCTAATCTTGGATCGCAATCTATATATACTTTTTTACTAATATCAATCGCATCTGGTAAGCATGAGGCATAGAATATTTCATCGCCTAAACCTTGTTCACCATAAACAATTAATACTTTATCAGAACTTCCATCCCAACGAGTTTCTTCACCATAGTGCCATTCTTTTCTGAATCGACCACCAAGTGATAACCCCCATTGCTTCCAACCTTCATCCCAACGTCCTTGAGCAAGGTAAGCATGAGCTAAATTCATTTGTGCGTTCTTGTCATTAGGATCTATTTCTAATGCAAGTTTGCAAGATTCTTCTGCATCTTTCCATTGTGATGTATGCACTAAACTAGCAGCACCATTACTGTATGCCATTGCATAGTTGTTATCTAATTCTGCTGATTTTAAGAAGTATTTAATAGCTTCTTCGTAGTTGCCTAGATCATGTGCTGCACGACCTAAATTACACCATAATGATTTGTTGCCTGGATTCTCTTGTAATGCTCTTCTAAAGAATTGATATGCGATGGCAGGCTTTTCACCCATAAGCCATGTATATCCTAAGAAGTTTAATGTTGCTGCGTTATTAGGTAAAAACTCTAATACTTGATTAATAATAGGTAGTGCATCTTCGTATCTTTCTTTCTCTAAAAGATCTTGGATTGCTACCTGTATTCTTTGTAATTCGTTATTATCCATGTCGTTTATTCGTTGTTTTTAACCATGGGTAAAACTCATTAATCTCTTTTAATACTTCTTTAGTTTGATGCTTGTTGTAAATATCTATCCCTTTATTCTTCATCGCCATTTCAACAACTGGTGGGATACTTGCATAATGCACCCAGTTTTCTTTAACACCTTTTGACCATGCTTCTGGATTATTGCGTTTTTGTTTTAATTCTTCAATCAATGCAGTTGTATCTTGCACTGTTGTAATTTGTACTTCGTCTTTTGTTGGATCGTAATCGAAATATTGTATAACTCCGGTTAGAGGATCTTTGTCAAATAATATAGCCATAATAAAAAGGGGTAGTTGCCTACCCCTAATTATATCAAGTGAGTGTTTTAATACAAGTATTAAACACCAACGTTTTGCACTTTAGCATGTGCATCTGGGTTATTAACCACTAATGCGTATTCTGCTGTCATTAAGTACTTAGTAGAATCACCAGTTTTAGCTAGTTCTTCTTTTGTCATAGGTCTTAAAGACGCAACAGCAACGTATTGAGGATCAATACATAATACTGCTTCATCACGCATAAAGCGATCTAACTTAACAGTGTGTGTACCATAGTCAGATACATAAACGTCAGCAGCACCAGTAACAACTGCTTGGTTTGTACCATTAACTTGGAATTGCTTGTCAGCGATACCAGCAAAGTTAGCAAATGCTTTTTTGTTTTTAGAAGACATAAGGATAGTTGTTGGATCTCCACCATCTAACCATGCTAATTCTAAAGCTGATTTAAGATCTGCTTCAATGAATGTTACTGAAGTACCATCTGTTGGAGCTGCAACTACACCTGCTGCAAAGCCTGGTGTTGTACCAGAAGCAGAACCTGTTGCTAAAACTCTGTTACCAGAGATCCATGATTCGATACCTGCTGATGATCTAGCTGTACCTGCTCCACCTGCTGATGATGCTTGGTTACGAACTAATGCGTATTCCATGTCACGTTTAAGTTCTTTACCAGCTTTCATTAACTGATAAGCAACTTCTGATTTTCTGCCGTATTTGCGAACAACATCATATGTGTTAGAAATGTTCACTGTTTTACGAGAGATTTGGCAATAGTTACCAAGAACTGTTGTTGCTGCTAATGTAGCATATGATGCGTCATCACCTTCAACTTGAGCGTTAGCTGCTGCTGCGGCTAAAGTATCTGTTTGCCATTGATGATATGTTTGACCTGCTGAGGTCTTTTTAGCCATTGATAACAATGGTGTTTCTTCAGGGGAAATATCGAAAATTACGTCTTCAAACGATTCTGCGATACCTGCACCTGTATAGGTATTGGTTGCTGAAACTGCCATGATTAAAACTCCTTTAAATCATATTTTCTATTAATTTACTTGCTAGATCTGAACTACCTGTTTTGCGTAATTGGTCACGCATTTTTTGTACATTAGAACTAGCTACTCGTTTTTGGTCTTTTGAACCTGGCTTCACAACAGGTTTGGCACTTGCGACCTTTTTCTTTGTTACCGAATTTTTACTTTGTAATTTTCGCCATTGCATAGCATCATGCAACACTCTAACGTGCCGAGGATCAATAATTGCATTAAGTTCGTTATCAGTAAATCCATATTGCTTACCAACAGAAACAATTTCTTGGGTGGTCTCTGGACTCCAATTAGGTATTTCTTTAGAAAGCTGTTCTTTACCTTTAGCGACTTGATTTGCAATCATCTGTTGCTGTCTATTTAATGCGTCTTGCCGTTTGGCTTCAAACTGTGAAACTGCTTGGTTGCGTTCTTGTTGCAACTGATTGTATTGAAAGAAAAGTTTTTGTGCCTCCACGAAATCACTATCAGACAACTTTTGCCAGTCCACGTTTTGATACTGTGCTAGTTGTTGGTCTAGTGCCGTGACTTTTGCTACATCTTCAATTAACAAGTTATTAAGTTGCTGTTGTTCTTGAAACTGTTTAGTTGTTTCATTAAACTGTGCTTGTAAAGCTTCTAATTCTTTACGTTGCTCTGCAACTTCTTGTGTCTTTTTAGTGTAGTCAAGTCCTTGTTGAGCTAATGCCACTACTTCGTCAAGAGGTTTCTCGATCTCTTCACCATTAACTTTTAGTTTGATAACCTCAATAGGTTGTTCCTCATCGGAGTCCTCTTCATTATCAACTTCAGTCTCTGGATCAATCTCATCGGATTCTGTTTCATCAACTGCTTCTTCAGCAATCTCTTCTTCTTCTGCCTCAACTTCTTGTGGTTGTTCTTGTTGACGTTCCTGTTCTTGAATAGTTACGTCATTTTGAATATCACCAAGCATCGCTTCTAAACGACTTTGTGGTGACTCCATATTAGGTTGGTCACTCATAATGTTTCCTTTTTTTAATTAGGCAATGTGCTACTAAAGTGGGTCTGCCCTTACCCAAATACTTTAAATCGTCTGTCTTCTACTTGAAGTTTAGCCATCTTGCCTGTTTGCATAACATCCGCAAGTGACTTCTCGATTTGATTTAAGGTTTGTAATGCGATGACTAATCGGTTATGCGTTCTTTCATCACTCAACGCACTCACATTCATAGCATTAATTATGTTTGATTTAACAGTGTTGAAGGCTTCTTTGTATACTTCATTGTTCAGTATCTTTTCTGCTTGTTCACCACGTTTAATTTCGTTTAAGGTTTTATCTGCCATTACATTAATCCTGCTTGAGCTTTAATTTGTGCGATTGCTAGATCTGTTTCTGCTCTTAACTGAGCTTTAAATCTTTCTAGTTCAGCTTGAGCTGCAATCTTCTCACGTTCAATTATAACATCATTCTGTGAACGGAGTTGCTCTTGTTGTAGGTTAGCTTGTGCTTTTGCTTGTGCAATAGCCATATCACCTTGTGCTTTTTGTTGTTCAATAGCCAACTGCCCTTGGATCAACTGATCTTGTGGATTAGGTTGTTGTTGTGGCATTGGATTGTTAGATGGATCAGTCCAAAACTCATCTGGGTTTTTAAATCCTGCATTTTGTGTCAACTTCGCTAATGCATTGTAAATCTTAGATGGATCTGTCAAACCAACTTGTAATGCTTCTCTTTGCATTTGCAAAATAGTATTTAAGTGCATTAATTGTTGATCTTTATTGCCTGATCCTAAACCTACAGAAATAGATAAGTCTTTACGATGTTTCCATGTTCTTGGATCAATCTCTACCCATTTGTTTCTAATTCTTACAATATCAGGCTTAGTTAGGTTTTGTCTAACTAAACGATGCACAAGTAAGAATAAATCTTTAACACCGGTCTCTGCAAATGTTCTAGCGACTAACTCTAAACGTTGTTGAGCAGCAGACATGATTTGTGCAACACCTGTCGCTGTTTTATTTAAGCTATTAGAATCTAATCCTTGGTTATAAGCAGTAACACCAGTACGTTTTTCTTTCATGCTATCCATATACTCAACCATCTGGAATGATATTGGTGGGAATGGTGCATGTTGTAATGGCATGATAGATGTGCCTGGCTCACCTTGTACTCGAACAATACCACCTGGTCTTGAGGTTAGCATATCGTCTAGGTTTACTCTGTCTGATATAGCATAACGACCATTGTTAGATAAGTACATATTATCTAATTGACCACGAATTAATGTAGATTTAACTAATTGAATGTCTTTAGTAAGATCTGCATAAGAACGACCAATATGTCTGTGTGGCATTAACATAGGAGTAATGCAGGCAAATGGTACATATTCACATTCTTCTTCGTAAATAATTTGATTGCCAATAACTACGTAACGTTTACGTTCATCATTAATTTTAAGATATGTGTCTTTAACTAATATCTCACTTGTATCAACTGCACGATCATATTGCTCTGAGTAAATATCACGAGCATTAGATTCTAATTCAAATGCGTCTTGAGTATCTGCCATAATAGAATCAATTTCATCTTCTGAAATATCAAATGTTTCAGCAATTTCAGCAGGAGACATTAATTCACGATGTTGTACAAATCTTGCAGAATTTAAGCAAGTTCCGTAAGCATCAACAGATACCATAATATTTTCTGGTGCTACGTTTTTAACTTTAATCTTGCCACTAATTTCTTTAACTTTAATCTTGACATCATGAAGCATAGGTTGCATAAACGCTTGTTGCGTTTGCATATCAATCTCTATACCACCATCTAATGGTTGTACATCTGGACCTTCTGTCACCATTGGAGGTGTCATTGGCATAGGCTGAACAGATGGATCAGGATATGATTCATGTTCTAATATTTCAACATTTTCATCAAATACTAATAGATTTAATTGTGCTTCTGTTAGACCTTCATATGATTCTTCATCATAATCTTCTTCTTCTTCGTAATAGACTTTTACATATCCATTCTTAGATAGAAGTGCATCTTTAAACCATACATAAAATACTTCAAACCCATTGTTCTTTTCCATAACAATGTGATTGATGTAATCTGTTTCTTGATCTGCTGCTTCTTGATCTTCTGGACCTTTAGGTTCAAACCTTACAACTTCATCACCAGATACAAATACTTTTAATAGTTGTGGAAGTGCTGATTCAATCGTGTCTTGTGTATCATAAGATACAACTTGAGAGCGACCTTCTACTTCATTACCAAATGGCTCACCAAGATAATATTGGATAGCTTCTGCACGCTCTTCTGATAGTGCTGAATCATTGATACCATAAGCAATATTTTCTTCGTGCTGTATCTTGGCAACTATTTCTTCTTGTGTTAATTCCATTAAACAATCCCTAAGTTAGTATATTGTATCTCTTGATGTTTCCATATTTCATTGGACATCTTATCTGCAGATACAGCTAAATATCTAAAAGCGTCAGCACCATGAGAATATTCATCATGAAGTGGAGCTCCCGGTTCATTCGTAGTCGCATTGATTGCTCTACGATAATGTTTTAAACATTCTATTAAACGTTCTGTTGACTTATCAAAATAACAACGATGAAAGTTCATACGAGCTAACTTGATGCCTGATTCTACATCTAACTTAGGAACAATCCGAACATCCCATCCATATCTTCTCATAATATCTTCTGCTGAGATACCATGTTTAAAGTCTTTGGTTTGACCATCATGAGGCAAATACATTTGTCCCCAGTTATATTGTAGATCTTTTAATTGAGCAGAGTAACTATCTAACGTTCTATGGTCATCTTCTATGTATTTAATTATTCTTAAATCAGATACACCTTTTTGTACCACAATGATAGACATACTGTCATTCCAACCTAGATCCATAACAATATGAGCTTTTAACTCTGGATCATATGGCACTGTGGTAATACGTTTATTCTCTTGTGCATCTCTTATTTCGTTAGCATAGATAGCACCATCAACAGCAGTCTTACATTCACCTTCCCAGATGTTATCGTAATCATCTGAGGTAGCTTTACTGTGTAAGCGTTCTTTGTTAAGTACATCTGGAAACCATGGGTTATCAGACCAATTAATCTTAACGACTGCAGCATCATCTGGTGTATCAACTACAAATCGTTTGTAAGTATCATCTGAATCTAAGTCAGGGTTAAAGCTAACCCATATCTCTGATCCTGGCTTCCTAATTGTAGGAATAAGAATATCCCATGACTTCTTGCTAACAGTCTGAGCTTCTTCTACCCATACAATGTCTACACCTTCAAATGATTTAATACTTTCTACTGTGTTATTTGCTAGACCCGTAAAGCTAAACTTACTTCCATTAACACATCTGATTTCGTTTTCAATGATCTCAAAGTATTCACCAAACTCCATAGCTTGGATTTGGTCAGATAGTAACTGATGCACTGATTGTTTAATAGATCTTTGTACTTCCCTTGCACATAATATGCGTAATGGTTTGCTAACTGCTAATGCTAGCAATGCTCTAGCAAATCCCCATGACTTACCTGATCCTCGACCACCATAAGCAATCTTATATCGGTGAGGTTCACCTAAAAAAGATAGTTTAGCCGGAAAGTCTGCACTAATCTCTATCGACATCTTCAGGTTTAATAAACTTTAATGTTACGTTTAGCGGTGAATCTTGTCCATCTATTGTGCCTAACTCTGATTGTGTAGGCATGAGTTTAGCGTATATGTTATAAAACTGGTTAGGATTCTCTGCTGCCCACATGGTCATGTGATCTTCCCCACCAAGTCTTTCAAATACGTTTATAACGTTCTGTTTTACAGTGGCAGAAATCTTATTAGGTGCTCCTTTAGTTCTTCCTGCACCTTCTCGTTTACCGCCCCAACTTGATAAACTTGATTGTTTATCAAGATTATCTTTTTTTTCTTCGTCCATTGTACAACTCCGTATCGGTTGGTTGTTTTAATCTGTTAAATGTATCCCACCATTCATCTGCGTAATCACAGTCAACGTAATCAGCAAAGCAAGGTGTGCCTATTGTGTAATGAACTAACTTAGCGTCAGGATTGTAATCGTATTCTGATACTAACCAGTTCCATTCTTTTGGTATTTCACCGACTAGATCCATAAATTGATTATCTAGCCATTTTAATCTGTGTAACTCTTTACCTGTAGAGTTCATTATCATCTCAGGTGTCAACTGTAAATTCTTAAAGTGGTCACAGTTCCATACTATGACACTCGACCAGTTCTTTCTAGGATAGTCTTCGTTCTTATTCCCGAGGTATTTAGTCGGGTATTTTGTCTTATAATCGTGTTTAACCACTGACAATGCAGCCAATGGATCAATAGCATCCATCAGTTCTTTTATATCTGCTCTACATAACATATCACCATCAACAAAGATGGCATAGTCTTTATAGTCACATAGATAAGGTACTAGAAACCTAGAATAGATAAATGCGTTAGATCCATCTGTATGGGTTTCTGTATAGCCTTGTAATGTATTGAGTGATAATGGAGTAAAGCTCACCGGAATGGTTGCTTTCTCTAATACACTCTGGCAGAACGTGTGATACGCTACTGCTTCTTTTGGATCATATCCTACAAATATTCTTAACATGAAACTATTATAACATGCTATGCGTTGCTAGTTGTAGTTGTTGTTGTTTGTGCTGGAGTAAAATTAAATCCTAGTAAATTACCTGTGTTTAAAAACCTACCTGCACCAGATCCAGTTGCCATTGGAGATGATAACATTGGTCCTGTTGCTTGTTGATAAACATTATTAGTTGCTGGTGTAAATCCACTAGCATAATTAAACATTGTGTTTGGTTGTGCTATTACTTGCGGTTGTGATTTAGAATATACATAAGCCATTGATGGTGCATATTCATAAATATCACTACCTTCTGGTTTTGTTTTAGTAAACCCTGTAACATCTACATCTAATGGTCTAAATGATTGATTGCCACGAGTAATTGTTCCTGCTACTGCCCCACCTCTTGCGGATAGTCCTCCACCATAACCAAAGAGAGGGCTATATGAAGGTTGATATGGCGTGCCAAATGGTCCTGTTACTGGACTAAACTGTCCCATAACCATACGACCATATTGAACAGGACTAGGTGTGTATGGCTCATACATTTTGTTATCACCATAGTAGTAACCTGTATCACCTACAGATTGTAATCCAGTATATTTGCTTGATGTTAGTCCTAATATTGAATTAATATCTAAATTAGACGTAGGAGCAGCTACAATGTTAGGTGTTATTCTCGATGCTGAATAATTAAGTAACATTTTCTAGCCTTTTCATAATTTCTTGTCGTTTTTGGTCTGTGTATTTAGACCAGTTAGTGATTTCATCTAATGTTCTTCTGCATCCTTCACAAATAAACGATCCATCATGTAAAGGTAAGAATGAACATTTCTTAATACATGGGCTTAGCACTTCCATCTAGCTCGTGCTGCTTTACCTCGTTCACCAGTCCATCCTTCTGATCTAGCACAAAATGATTTACGTCTATTTGCATCTTTACTGCCTGGCTTAACTTTGCCAGTTACTGGTGCTTTTAAATTGCTACCAGTTTCTCTGTTATATTTTGCTCTACCTTTTGCTGTTAATCCACCGCCTTTACTTACAGGTAATTTTTCACCTCTACCTACTGAAAGATTAACTTGTTTTTTTTTAACAGCCATTAATATAATAAACCTGCATAAGGGTTGCGAGGATAACCATAATATGGTGATGTAGCTAAACCCATACCATAAGGATTTTGTGGTTGTGTTGTTCCTGATAATAAACTTCTTTGGTAAGCTGCCATAGTTGGATCAACAATAGGTGTTGATGGCGTCATAAGACTTTGTGCCATTGGCATTGTTGTTTGTGGCATCATTTGTTGTGGCATAGCTTGAGGCATTGGCATAGCTTGTTGTGGCATAGCTGCCTGTGTCATTGCTTGTGGAGTTATACCGAGAACAGATCCAAGACCACCGATGTTCTGTTGAAAGTCTTGACCATATTCTTTTAATAATTGTTGTGGGTCTCCAGTATATCCATTTGCAACTGCATTTTCATACAAGTTTTGTAAACCTGGAAACTGTTTAAATAATTCTTCAAACATTTCTATTTCCTTTTCTTAGCTGTTTTTGCAGCCTGTTTAAATTGCTTAGCTGTAGGAGCTCCAGCAGTTCCAGGCTTTCTCATCTTTTCACCTGATCCAGCAGCTATACGTTTACGCTTTGCATGGATATTGGCATACAATCCAGGCTTAGCCATTATTTCTTTTTCCCATAAGATGATTTAGTTGTCATCTTTTTACCATTTTTCTTTGCAGCTTCTTTAGCTGCTTTCATTCCTTTAGCTGTGTAAGCGTATTTTTTATTTCCAACCATTGGCATAATTATTTCCTTTTTGATTTAGATTTGCCTGCTTTACTTAATGCAATAGCGATAGCTTGCTTTTGTGGTCTACCGGCTTTCATCTCAGTTCTTATATTGCTACTAATAACCTTTTGTGATTTACCTTTTTTAAGTGGCATGATTCATTCCTGTAAATAAAAAACCCCTCGGAGAGTGAGGGGTTTAAGGAGGTGAGAAACAATTTAGTACGTTTCTTTGGGCAAGACTCTACCCACAAGTATAATTATACACGAAACCCATTTTAAGATAAAGCATTATTTTAATATTTTTATACAAAATTATCTACCCTACGATCTAACCTATTTACCTCACTAAATCGTAGACTTTCACTATCAAACCAAAATGCCCAATGTCCTTCCCATTCATAATGCCTCTGCTTAACACAATAGACCATAGTGGTAGGTAATGCCTGGTATTCTTCTTCTGTAATCTTGCCTGATTCTAGCTTAGCATCTTTATCTGTTCGGTAAACAATAAATACGTTATCCACTAAGTTGGTTATGTTAGCTGATCCAGATACATCATGCTTGCTTGGTGGCTTCATAATATCATCTGATCTTTTACGAGCATGTGCTACCAAATGAATTGTTATTTTAAGATCACGAGCTGCAATGCAAAGTTTATCTATGAACTCTTTTTGTTGTTGATAATTATCTTCACCAACTCCACACTTCATTAAGCTATCTAAAACGACTTGAGAGCATTTAAGTTTCTCTGCACTGTAATAAATAACTTCCATAATAGTCTCAGGTGTAACGACACCTTGCTGATCGTATAAGAATAACTTACCATCTGCTTTATCTACCCAACTATGGATATATTCTGGAGTAGGACTATTGCCACCAAGAGTTTGCCTTATCATACGCTGCAAAGTAGATACTGGTCTAAGCTCGAATGAGGCAACCATAACTTTCTCTGTCTTTAATAATCCTAATACAACCTCAGATGTAAACATTGATTTTCCTGCACCAGAATAACCTGCCCAAATAATCGTTTCTGCAGGACGTACTCTAAAATTATCATGAGTTTTTGCCCATGGTAATAATAATCCTTTATGGAAGTCTCCTGTAAAATATTCTTTGATCTCATCAATGTATGCTGTTGGTGATTTAATCTTGGTGATTTCTTCTGATCGTTCCGCAAAATAAGATTTAATCTCATTCTGATTAACAACCATACTTTTTACTTTATCTGCTAGCGTACTCATATGCCTCCTTTAATTTTGTAATAGTATCCAACAATTTTTCTTTGTCAGATGTTTCCAACTTCTCTCCTTGCTCAATGTGTGTTGCACACATATAAACAAACAATGCTTCATCTTTCATGTTCTTCAATATAGCAAATGGATTATATGCTTTTCCTATGGGTTTTAGCAAATCTATTCTTTGTGGAACAATGTCATCTAAACTTAAACCAACTGCACCTAGAATGTTTTGAATATCACATCCTGCAAAACAATGTATTAACACACGACCATCCTCACAGATCTTTATCGATAATGAAGCTGAGCTATCATCATGTGCCGGACATAAACAGTTGTATGATCCAGATTTAGAAGTAGCACGAACTTTATTAAAATGGGATAGTATTGAGTGCATTTATTTCACTCTCCTCTCTTCTTATCTTATCTTCTCTTATCTTATCTCCTCTTATCTTATCTGGTATAGCCTCTGTATATACACTGTCTAGACTATCTCTAGACAAATCTATCCAATGCTCTAGTTTGTTAATAGAATCAAGTACTTGTTGTTCATCTCTACGAAGTCTAAAAGCTATTTTTTTAATATCAGGTAACTTTCCATCGTATTGACTAGCTAAACACCAAAGTTCTATTAAAATAGATTTTTCTGTATCACTGAGCTCAGAATAATCCATGTCATTTAACAAATCTCCACCATATAATTTAAACCATGGCATCTTAGATTGATGCTTTGGACTTTTTGGTTTGTAATGTTGAAACTTCTCCCAATTTTTAATTTTCAAAATAACGCCTCCTCGTGTTTATGTTTCTCATAAAAATCAATCTCCATAATTTTGCAATCAGGTTTATTGTGGATAAACTCAACTGCACTCTCCTTTAAACAAAAGTTTTTTAATGGATCGCCAAATCCATCAAGAACTACATACTTAAATGTTCTTATTTTCAAGGACATGCTTTACTTGTAATTGTCTTGTTAATGGCAATTCCTTTTCAGGGTTAGTCCCCCAGTTGTGTATCGTCATGCGACTGACCTGGAGTTCTCTTGCCATCTTACATTTATTATTATCGAATAACTCTAATGCTTCTTTAAATTTCATAATATCTCCTATGTTGTCTTA